TTCAAGAACAATTGAAGTATTATATGATGGAGTTAAAGTATTAGGTAATAATACAATGTTAAGGTGGGAGTTATGTGAAAACATGACTAGGCCTTACGCAGATACTACTAAAGTTAAAATGAATTATGCTGTTACGGCACCTAGAATGTATAAAGGTCGTATAGAATCGCTAGTAAGTAGAATTACGGGATTTGCTGATATGATTCAATTAACTCATTTAAAATTACAACAAGTAATGTCTAGAATAGTTCCTGATGGAGTATTTTTAGATATGGATGGATTAGCAGAAGTGGATTTAGGTAATGGTACAAATTATAATCCAGCCGAAGCTTTGAACATGTATTTTCAAACAGGTAGTATTGTAGGAAGATCTTTAACACAAGATGGCGAATTAAATAGAGGTAAAGTTCCTGTACAAGAACTAACTTCCTCTGCGGGCCAAGCAAAAATAAATTCATTAATTGGTACATATCAATATTATTTGCAAATGATAAGAGATGTTACCGGATTAAATGAAGCAAGAGACGCAAGCACCCCTGATAAAAATGCATTAGTTGGATTACAAAAGATAGCAGCAAATCAATCTAATATTGCAACTAAACATATTTTAAAATCTAGTTTATTTTTAACATTAAGAATATGTGAAAATATATCATTAAGAATTGCTGATTGTTTAGAAAATCCATTAACTAATGAATCATTAAAACAAAGTATTTCAAAATTTAATGTTAAAACATTAAATGAAATAAAAGATTTAAATTTATATGATTTTGGTATATATTTAGAATTAGAACCAGAAGCAGAAGAACAAGCTCAATTAGAACAAAATATTCAAGTTGCATTACAATCAGGTGGAATTGATTTAGAAGATGCAATTGATATAAGACAAATTAAAAATTTAAAGCTTGCTAATCAAACTCTTAAATTTAAACGTAAGAAAAAACAAGAAGCAGTTGAAGCACAGCAATTAGCTAATATAAATGCTCAAGCAGAAGCAAATGCAAAAGCTTCTGAAGCAGCTGCATTAGCAGAGGTACAAAAGCAGCAGGCTATTACAGCTGAGAAAGTTAGTATTGAACAAGCTAAGTCACAATTTGAAATTGAAAGAATGCGTACTGAATCTCAAATTAAAAGAGAACTTATGGCAGAGGAATTTAATTATCAAGTTCAATTAGCTCAAGCTAAAGGTAAAGCTGAAACAAATAAAGAAAAAGAAATTGAAGATCGTAAAGATCAACGTGTTCGAATACAAGGAACACAACAATCTGAGTTAATAGATCAAAGACAAAATGATTTATTACCTAAGAATTTTGAATCCGCTGGAAATGACAACTTAGACGGATTTGGATTAGAACAATTTAATCCTAGATAATTTTTTATTAATCAATTTTATACTATTATATTATGTCAACAACACCAGAAATTAAAGAGGGGGATTTCAAAATAAAGAAAAAACCTAAAATGAAAAAGCTTGGGAAAAAAAACGAAATTACAAAAGTAAATTTGGTTGAACCTAAAGTTGAAAAAGAAGAAACAGTTACAAAAGTAATTGTACCTAACGAAAAAAAAGAAGAAGATGCCGTTCAGGAGCAAAGCACAAATGAAGTGGATGTTCGCGAATCATCCGAAGATGGCAAAAAAGTGGTTGAAGGAAACAATGAACCCAAAACTACTGCCAAAGATTCTAAAGAAGAAACAGTCTTAGAAGAAATTGTTGAAATTGGGGACAAAGAAGAAACCAAGCAAGAAACAATTAAAGAAGAAATTAAAGAAGCGGTAAAAGACGAAAGAATTTTACCCGAAAATATTGAAAGCTTAGTTTCATTTATGAAAGAAACTGGTGGAAATATTGAAGATTATGTTCGACTAAATGCAGATTATAATAATGTTAATGATAAAACGCTTTTAAGAGAATATTATAAAAATACTCGTCCTCATTTAGATTTTGAAGAAATTAGCTTTCTTATGGAAGATGAATTTGAATATGATCAAGACGTAGATGATGAGCGAGATGTACGTAAAAAGAAATTAGCGTACAAAGAAGAGGTTGCAAAAGCCAAAAGTTATTTGGATGAGCTTAAAAGTAAATACTATCAGGAAATCAAGTTGAAACCTGGTGCTACTCAAGAGCAACAAAAAGCTTTAGACTTTTTTAACAGATATAATGAAGAACAAAATGTCGCTAAACAGCAGCATGAACAATTTAAATCTAATACTAAACAATTATTTAATAATGATTTCAAAGGTTTTGATTTCAATGTAGGTGATAAAAAGTTTAGATATAAAGTTCAAAATACAGATCAAGTTGCTGATAATCAATCTAATATCAACAATATTATTGGGAAGTTCCTAAATGATAAAGGTGAAGTTGTGGATACTAAAGGTTATCATAAAGCTATGTATGCAGCATCTAATGTAGATAAAATTGCAAATCATTTTTATGAACAAGGAAAAGCTGATGCAGTTAAGAACGTTATTGATAAATCCAAAAATGTTAGCACAGAGCCTAGAGCTACTGCTGACGGAAATGTATTTGTTAATGGTCTTAAGGTCAGAGCTATAAGTGGACTTGATTCTTCAAAATTAACAATTAAGAAAAAAAGATTCAATTAAAAATTAAAATTTAAAATTATGGCAACAGTTCCAGTGGCCCCGGTATTTGGGTCAATTAAACCGTCTCAAAAGCAACAGCTTTTAGAGACAAATTATTTAAGTTTCACCGATGGTAACAATGACTTCGCGCAACAATACCTTCCTGAAATTTATGAACAAGAAGTAGAGCGTTATGGAAACAGAACATTATCTGGCTTCTTAAGAATGGTTGGTGCAGAAATGCCCATGACTTCTGACCAAATTGTATGGTCTGAGCAAAACCGTTTACATATTGCTTATGATGGATGTACTCACTCAGCTGCAGTAGCAGATGATATTACATTCCCCGTAGGTGGTGCAGGTGCAGCATTTGTTGAAAATGTTATTTCTGTAAATCAAACTATCGTTATTATGAATCCAGCTAATGGAGCAGAAGTTAAAGCTCTTGTAGTTGCAAGCGTAACAGCAGGTGGTGTGGCTAGTATTTCTGTTAAATCGTATACATCAGCTAATGTTGCTCCTACGATTGCACAGGCTACGGCAGGATTAAAAATATTTGTTTATGGTTCTGAATATAGAAAAGGAACTACAGACAATGATATTAAAAGTGTAACTCCAAGTTTTACACAGTTTCAAAATTCCCCTATCATTATTAAAGAAAAGTATGCGATCAATGGATCTGATACTGCTCAAATAGGATGGGTTGAAGTAGCAACTGAAGATGGAACATCTGGATTCTTATGGTATTTAAAAGCTGAATCAGAAACTCGTTTACGTTTTGAAGATTACTTAGAAATGGCTGTAGTTGAAGGAGAATTAGCAGCAGCTGGTTCTGGTGTTGCAGGAATTGCAGGTATTGCTTATGGTGGTACTCAAGGTTTATTTGCAGCTATTCAAGATAGAGGTAATGTAGTAAGTGGCTTCGTTGCTGCTGGTGGATTAGGTACATTTGACAATATCCTTAAAAATTTAGATACTCAAGGAGCTATTGAAGAAAACATGCTTTTCTTAAATCGTTCTACGTCTTTAGATTTTGATGATATGTTAGCTACTCTTTCTGCTGGTGCAAATGGAGGAACAGCTTATGGATTATTTGAAAACTCTGAAGAGATGGCATTAAATCTTGGATTTACTGGTTTCCGTAGAGGTTCTTATGATTTCTATAAAACTGATTGGAAATACTTAAATGATGCTTCTACTAGAGGTGCAATGGCAGACAATCCTATTGATGGTGTCCTTGTTCCAGCTGGTACATCAACTGTATATGACCAAATCTTAGGAACTAATATCAGACGACCTTTCTTACATGTACGTTACCGTGCATCTGAAGCGGATGATAGAAGAATGAAGTCTTGGTTAACAGGATCTGTTGGAGGTGCATATACATCTTCATTAGATGCGATGGAAGTTCATTTCCTATCTGAAAGATGTTTAGTAGTTCAGGCTGCAAACAACTTCGTATTATTTACTAAATAGTAGATTATACATATTATTATTCAGGGGGCGCAAGCCCCTTGGGTAATTTTTTATATTAACTTTTAAATTATATTATATCATGGCTAAAAAAGCTAAAAATATTGATGCTCCAGTAATTGAACAGGAAGCACCAGTGGTAAAAGAAACAATTAAAAAATCCACTAAACCACAGTGGGAAATTAAAGACAGAAATTATTATTTAACAGGAAACAAAAGTCCTTTAACATTAACAATACCTTCTCGTCATACAACTAAAGTTCCATTACTATGGTTTGATTCTAAAACTAATGAACAAAAGGAACTAAGATATGCAACTAATCAAACTTCTCCATTTGCTGCGGAGCAAAAAGGTGAAGCAACATTAGGGCATATTATTTTTAAAGACGGAACATTAACAGTTCCAAAAGAAAAACAAAATTTGCAAAAATTATTGTCATTATATCATCCAAAATTAAATGTTGCATATACAGAATTTGATGCAATAGAAGAAGCTAAAGATGAATTAGATGATTTAGAAATGCAAATTGACGCATTAAATGCTGCTAAGAATATTGATATAGATCATGCAGAAGCAATCTTAAGAGTTGAAGTAGGTTCTCAAGTAACCACAATGAGCTCAAAAGAAATAAGAAGAGATCTATTATTGTTTGCTAAACGTAAACCAGATTTATTTTTAGATTTAGCTGCTGATGATAATGTTGAGCTACGTAATATTGCAATTGTAGCACAGGAATCAGGTATTATAAAATTATCGCAAGATCAAAGAACATTTTCTTGGGCTTCGAATGATAAAAAATTAATGACTGTTCCGTTTGATGAAAATCCATATTCAGCAATGGCAGCTTTTTTCAAAACAGATGAGGGTACTGAAGTATTTAAATCTATTGAGAAAAAATTAAAATAACATGTAATATTAATATAAGGGGGATATGAAAATTATCCTCCTATATTAAAATAATAAAAAATAATGGCTATAAACGTAAACACCGTATATCAAACCGTTTTATTAATATTAAATAAAGAACAAAGAGGTTATATGACACCTCAAGAATTTAACAATATTGGTAATCAGGTTCAGCTTGAAATATTTGAAAAGTATTTTGAAGATTTAAATCAGCAAATACGTGTTCCACAAGCCGATACAGATTATTCAGATAGAATAACAAATTTAGATGAAAAAATATCTATTTTTAAAACATTTGGAAATGCTACGTATGATTCAACAACGAATCCAGCAACTCCGTATTTTACATTACCAACCACAGATGGATTTGGAGAAACTATAACTTTTTATAGATTAGGTACTGTATTATATAACGATGAAGTTGAACTTCAAAGACTTCAAAGAGGTGATTTTTATTATATTAATAAATCACAATTAACAAAGCCATCAACTTCTTGGCCTGTTTATTTATATGAAAACAATAAACTTTTTGTAAAACCAATTGAAATAACTTCAAAAATAACAGTGGATTTTATAAGAAAGCCTAAAAATGTTATATGGGGCTTTGATGTAGGGGGTTTAGGGCAATATATATATAATGCCAATCCTTTTAATGCTGCTACACAACCAACTGGATCGGTAAATTTTGAATTGCAGGATTCTGAACAAACAGAAGTAATATTAAGAATATTAATATATGCGGGAATAGTTATTAGAGATCCTCAAATTATTCAAGCAGCAGCACAACAAGTTCAAATGGACGAAATAAACAAAAAAAGCTAATAAATTATGGCAGAAGTTGACGGAGGTTTAATAACCGAAACAAATAGACAATATTACGAAGGTACTCAGGGCTTTAAAGTTGCAGCTAATCAATTATCTTTTACTACAACTTTTAATACTAAATTAATATATGGTAATTATTCACCTACAGATCCAAATTTTGGATTAAATAATTTTGTACTTTACATAAGCTTAACAGGTTTGCCTGGTAGTTTTGTTGAATATATTCAAGAATATACTGTTTTTCAAAATACAATAACTTTTACAAATGCTTTAGCAACTGGAAGTTTTGTTGTTGTACAATTAAAAACTGAAACAGGTGGGGAATATGGAAATGAAGATGCTTTTGGAAGGACTACTCAAGAAAATTATGGAAGTTATCAATATACATCAATGAATGATGTAATTAATAATTTTATGATTGCATATGTAGGGGCTGGAAAGTTAATACCAAGTGTTAAAAGAACAGATGTTTTATTTCATGCTAAAAGAGGGCTACAAGAATTTAGTTATGATACTTTAAAAAGCATACATTCATCCGAATTAACCATACCACCAACTTTATCTGTTCCATTACCGCAAGATTATGTAAATTATGTAAAATGTTCATGGGTAGATAAATTAGGTGTTAAACATATTATTTATCCTACAACTTTAACTTCAAACCCTTATAATACACCTTTGCAAGATAATAACGGGGCACAAACTTCCGGCTCTTATGATCAAGGGTTAGAAGGCACATCTCAAACTAACGAAAGATGGGATAAAGCAAATCCAAGATTATTAAGTGGAGGTATTACAACTGAAGATATTAATAATGGATTAGCACCATTAGATATATGGAATTTTGATTGGGGATACGGAGGTTTTTATGGTCAACGTTATGGGCTGGATCCAGAGTTAACACAAGTAAATGGATGGTTTACAATAGATGAAAGAGTTGGTAAAATGTCTTTTTCGAGTGATCTAAATGGAGCATTGATAATACTGGAATATATATCAGATGGTGTTGCTTATGATACAACAATGAAAGTGCCTAAAATGGCTGAAGAAGCATTATATGCTCATATTAGTCATGCTATATTAGCTAGCCGTATTAATATACCTGAATATGTAATTAACCGATTAAAGCGTGAACGAAGCGCTAAATTAAGAAATGCTAAAATTAGATTATCTAATATTAAATTAGAAGAATTTACTCAAGTAATGACTAATAAATCCAAGTGGATTAAACACTAAAATTAAATGGCTGAAGTAAAAAATGCTTTTATTAAATCCAAAATGAATAAAGATCTTGATGCTAGATTACTACCATCAGGTGAATATCGAGAAGGAATTAATATACAAGTTAGTAGATCCGAAGGAGCTGACGTTGGAGCCTTACAAAATGTAAGAGGTAATAAATTACTTTTAGATTTTGCAGCTTTAACTAGTGTACCTAATTTGACTACTATTGGTCAATTTACAGATTCAACTAATGAGGTTATTTATATATTTTTAACAGATTATACACCTCTGTCTACTAATCCAAATGCTTTTAACCCTAATGCAAATAATTTTGTTTATTCTTATAATGTAAATTCAAATACAGCTACTCCTTTATTACAAGGTGCATTTTTAAATTTTGCTACAACTAATTTAATTATTGGTGTAAATGTTTTAGAAAACTTTTTATTTTTTACAGATAATAGAAATCAACCTCGTAAAATAAATATTGCTTCTGCAGCACCTATAGCTCCAGCCACAACACCTACTTATTATACTAAAGAAGAACAAATATCTGTTGCTAAATATAATCCATTTGAACCTATACAACTTTACAAAGAAACAGGTGCAAATACAGGTGTTTATGAAACAGCTATGTATGATAGAACTAGCCAAAATTTACCAAATGGTACACCAAATCCATATTATGCAGCTAATTATCCTGGAGATCCAAATTATTTAAATGATAAATTTGTAAGATTTAGTTATAGATTTAAATTTGATGATAATGAGT